CCATGATAGGAATACCAATATATTCCTTTGGTAATCCTTTACTATCTTTTGCATTTCTAAATTTTGTTTGTCGAAACAAATCTACCTCTTTACGAGATTTGAGTGTGGAACGCTTTGGACGTATCAACACATTAGAAAAGTCTAATTTAAAATCTTCTTCGATTTGCATTAGCTTAGAAGTCCTTTTTGTGGTAGTGCGAGTCCACTTGTTTGTGAAGTCCACCCATTAGCAATTTCTTCTACTGTATCAATTGTATACATTATAGAATTTGTGGGGAATGTAAAATCACCCTTTGGTTCTACTCCTGTCATAGAAATACCATTGACAAGTCCTACACCTTGTGGTGTTGCTTGTACCATTCTAGGACGATTGAGAGTAACACCATCTGGGGTGCGTTGAACATGTCTCCCAACTATTTCTGCTCCGTTAACTAAAACGAGAGTTACAATTTTTCCTTTTGTCATATCCATATTATCACCTTATAATGTCAATGTTCATATTCTTGTTCCAAGTCTCAAGTTCAGTTCTTAACCTACCATCTGACTTTAGATTTTCAAACCTAGTAGTAGCTTTCTTTTTCCACCACTCAACTATACTATCAAATTCGTATCTATCAAAATTCTCTTTCTTGATAAGAGTATCAGTTTCTAGATTGAAATAGTCTTTAGTATTTTCATATCCAAAATCCGACATGTATTGTCGTTTTTGTTGTGTTAGTCCTTTTGCATCTTCAAATACTTTTAGGAACTTTTTGTATTCTGTCTCATCACTTTTCTTCAATGACTCTTTGATTATAGAAATCATCTTAGTCTGAGTTTTTAGTTTACGAGATGAAGCTTCTTTATGTACCAACATTTCACCATCATTCTTTTCAATAAACCACTTGTTTAGTTTCTGATAGTTTTCGTCATTGATACTTGGAGTAAAGTTAGATTCAGTCAAACCTTTATATCTAAGAAAAGGTTTCATACCATCGTATTGTGATGATGATTTTGTAGAACCGTATAATGATGTTGTTTCAAACATACAAAATGGGCCACCATACTTTTTGTTCAATGTTCTACGAGCAAGATGTGAACAACAAATACCAGCGAGAAGTTTACCACCAAGATAATTAAAACCAAATGGTTGAGTAGGTACAATAGAAAATCCCATGATACAGGAGTCATTAAATCTTTTCATAACATCTTTGTCTTGAGTATTAAGTGGTTTACCAAGAAACTCATTACGAGGTTTTGAGTTAATTGTTGGTGAACCAAATCGAATAAATCCAACAATTTGATTTGAATTCTTTTCATACACAACCCACTTCAATGTCTTGCCTGGGATTGAATCTTCAGCTGCATGAGAAGTTGTAATTTCAAAATACCGATTGAAAAGTTGTGTATCAACTTCTCTACAAACAAAATCCATGTCATTTGGATTTACCGTAAAGTCTTGGAACATATCATCTTCGGGCCCCAAGCCAGGCAAAGAGACAGGATAGTTTGCCATTCTGTCTGCCTTAACTCTTCTAAGATAATCTTCAATGTTTTCAAAGTTTGCAAAATAGTCTGCAAAAATATTAGCAGCATACATTGCATCATTACGGTTTAGTATCATGCAAAAAAGTCCTCAAGTGTCATTTGTGTTCCATAAGAACGGTCGATATTCCATCCGATTTGATTCATAATAAAAGTCAAAGGTTCTACGAATGCTTTCTCGAACTGCTTATCATAATCCAAATACTGATGAATGTCAAGCTCTTTTGGAAGTTTAGTAAAGAATGAAATCACATTGGATTGCATTCGATTAGGCGTCCTCATGTTAAGGAATTTAATTTTGTCACCCTCTTGGATTAGGGGATATTTGTTTGTTAGTTTCTGTTGTCTACAAAAGTGATTGTATAACAATGCACCTTTACAATGCATTGGAGCACCCTTTGTAAATATGTTTGCACCATCACTCCATTTTGCAAGTCCATTTACAGAACGAGGAAATGCAATCTCTTCTGGTGATAGTTTCATAAACTCTTCACGAAACTCTTGAATAAAGTTGTTTACATCTTTTTCTGTACCTTGCATGATAATCTTTAGACATTCTTTAATCTTCTCACGACAAGGCGCTGGCGTAGATGATTTGACGGCCTCAATCCCCATAATCTTTAAGGTTGGTTCTTTGTACCGTACACCTTCAACATCCCATGCATTTAGAATGTAACGCTTCTTTGCAGTCCAGATACCTTTGTCTGCAATCACCTCACGTTTCATCTGCATCTTTTGATCGTATGCGTTTAGGTATGTAGCAAGAGCTTGATAACTCTTATCAATAAAAGGTTCAATCTTCTCTTTAGCCACAGTGTCAAGGAAGTCCACCGCCCTCCCACGATACGAATCCTCCGACTCATCTGTTCTCTTTTTAAGCACACTATCAACCAATTTGTCAAAAGTAATGTATACTGAATCCGTATCTGACGCAATGACATAATCTTCTCCATTTGTTTTCAATATCTTGTTTAAGTATAGATTTAGAGATTTCTCAATCCACCTAATAGATAATTGTCCAGAAGTTGTAATACCTTCTGCGATACGCAAATCATAATATCTAAACCATTCGTTACCGATTGCACCATAAGCAGAGTTTAGAGAAATCTTTCTTGCCATCTGAATGTTGTTATAACGAGATACATCCTTGAGATACTTTGGATCTTTTGTATCTTCATATTGTTGTTTCGCATTCAACATCTTTTTCTTGTAGATGGTTCTATCGTCATACTGTGTTTGCATCATCTCTGGTAGAAACCCCTGATGCTTTTTATGAAACATAGCACCATTTGGTGTGAAAGCAATATCAGATGAAACATCTGACTTGTCAATACTTTGAGAAAGTAACGCATCAACAGGACTGTCACCAAAATCAAGTTGTCCATCCAACAAGGTTTCTGGTGATAAGTTGTATTGCATAATCAAATGTGGATACAGAGAGTTCAAATCAAAAGACAAAACCCATTTGTGTTGTCCAACCTGAGGCTCTTTGACATATGCACCAACATACTTTTCTGATTTTTGTGAACCACGTTTTTGTGGGATTGCAATCTTCTTTTTTCTGAGATGATTGTAAATCAGAATATCCCAATACTTAACAGATGTAAATGAATCAGAGATGTTTACTTTAGCCTCATACGTCATAGTAAGAATAAGGTCAATAAGTTTCATCTTATCATCAAGTCTGTCAACTAGTTCAACGTCTTGAATATTATAGTCTAGAAATGATTGATAGTCTTTTGTATACCAATCACGAAATGTCTCATATGGATTTTCATCTTTACGTTCACCAAGTTCTACAAATGCAATATGGTCAAGTCGATAAGACTCTTGTGCAGAATAAGTAAACTTACGATACAGTTGAAGATAGTCAACCTCTTCAACACCCATGATATCGTAAATCTGATCTTTCTTACCAAAGTTAGAGCCAACCATACGAGAGTTGACTACACCCCAAGGTGACAGACGTTTCATTGCATCTTCACCAAGAACAGATTTGATACGGTTGCAAAGATAAGGAATATCAAAGAACTCTGTATTCCAACCAGTGATAATATCTGGATGGTCAGATTCCCACCACGATAGGAATTGAATCAAAAGTTCACGTTCATTTTGACAGAGAATGTATTGAACATCATCCCTGTCATTTTCATATGGATGTAATCCCCAAACTTTGATACGTCCTGTATCATGGTTTTTGATTGTGATTGATAACATAGGTTCAAGTGCTTGTTGAGCATGTGGAAAACCATTCTCACACTCCACCTCAATATCAATCGTGACAATACGCATTTGCGAACTATCAAACTCAATTTGTCTAGGGTATTTGTCTGCGATATAGGTATATGGAAAATTAGTCAGCCCGTAAACTAGGTGGGGCTGACTTTCGTATCTTTCTACGAATTCTTTTGCTTCTTTAATCGTAAGGAACTTCATAGGATTGACATTCTTGCCATCCAGTGTAGTCCATCCAGTTTCTTTTTGAACTGGTACATAAAGAGTGGGTTCGTACTTCACTTTGAAGTTAGAACGAACACCATTCTCTACGGCACGAACAAGTAACTGATTACCCCATTGGGCAACATGTGTGTAAAATCTCATAATGTAAATATACCACTAATGGGGTGATTTGTCAAGAGAAAAGAGGCATTTGATCTTGTGCGCTAAAGTACTTCTCTAACATTTCTAGTCTGTCATTTGCAGCTGCAAGTTTATCTAACTCTGCCATTACTGCTTCAGTAATATCTGAGTGTTCACCAATACCAGCAGGCATAGTTTGATAAACTCTAATATTTGCGATATGGACTGCAACTTCGCCTTCTGCTTGTTTTTTTGCGGCTTCAAGTATTGCTTCTCCAACCTTCATTATCATTCTCCTTGTTTTGTTGTCAAGATAAATTTCTTCTGAGGGTCTACCATAACATTCATTGCTGTCATAGCAAATCTATTCAGAAGAACATCAGTTCCCATTTCACTTCTATCATCAAGGCCGAACATGAACTGATAACTGTGGCCCATGAATTCTACATCTAATTCAACAACAGGTCGGTCGTCAAGTCCAGCACCTGTTTTTGCCTTATAAGTCTTTATAAGGTTAGTTGTAATACTTTTACCATTTAATGTAAACGTAATCTTTTTACCATTTATCTTAATACCTTCAGCATGTAATACTGACAAGGCACTGTTACCTGTATCAAATTTAGCTTCTATTTCACCAAATGGTTTTACTTCAACCATCTCATAGAAACCACATCTAACTGGAACAGTATATCTATTATCTACATCTCTGTAGTGTTCTAAAACTTTCTTTGCAACATTTAAACCTGAGTTTGCTTCTTCAATACCATCTGTGCCTGGCGAACTATTTACTTCTAGGAAATATGGTTGTCCTTTATATGGAATAAAATCAACTGCAACAAAATCACCATCAACTGATTTGGCAGCAATTAAACATTGACGTATTTCCTCTGGTGATAAGTCGTAAGGTTCTACACCACCACCTTGTGTATAGTTACTTCTGAAATCACCTTCAACAACTTTTCTTTTCATTGTTCCAATAATTTCTGAGCCGGCAATGACTACACGAACATCGTAGTCTGTTTTGATATACTCTTGAATAAGAATATCTGTCTCTGGATCTTGTTTATAAATTAATTGTACAAGAGAATCTAATGCACGTTTGGATTCAACAAACAGAACGCCAACACCACCAGCACCCCTAAGTGTTTTAAGGATGATAGGAAACTTAGTGTCAAGTTCTTCTAGTGCAGTATCTACATCATCTTCTGTAGGAACTAGTTCAGTCTTTGGTTGGTTTAGTCTAAAGTCTTTCAGACGAACATAACTACGATACTTGTCAGCACAAATACTGATAGTAGTTCTACTATTGATACAAGTAATACCGATACGTTCTAATTCAGAAATTAAGTCGAGGTGACTATCTCTTGTTGGTGTACCTCTAACAAACACAACTGTATCTTTGGAACTAATTTCCATACTGTTGTCTTTATTTTTGATAGAATACTTACCATCATCAAAAGTCAGTGTTGCACCTTTGAAGTCTGATAGAAAAACTTCCATACCCATCTTCTGGGCCTGTTTCTCAAACTTCTTTGCAGTGATAGATTTATCACCATGCTCGACTGTAAGAATAACTACTCTATAGTTTTCTTCATTTGTCTCTTCTGTAATGAAATCTGAAAACGACTGGGCCAAATCAAACTTCTCTCTTTTTACCAATGTTGTATTTTGTTTCCAAAACCCACTCATCTTTCTCTTTGAAAGCAATCACCTTAATCTGTGACAAAGGAGCTTTTGGATCTGCATCCCCAACGATTTCTACCAATCCCCAATCACCAAGTAGTCCAGCAATAGAGTTACGTCTTGATACATCATTCTCGTTTAGGTTTGTATCCTTACCGTCAAGAGCAAAGAGTTCCTTGAAATGGACAATGTAGTATTTGCCTTGCTTGTGTAGTATATGACAAGACTGATATAATTTTCTCTCTTTACGAGAGGCGACACCAATTCTTGATAGTGTCTCACGAACCTTTAAAAAGTCATCTGGTTCTCTAAGTTTTACTTCTAGCATCTTCTCTGGATGCCATTCAATTTCATTCATTTTCTTCCACCTTTATTCAAACTATTTTTAATAGTGGTTATCTG